GGATAGTAAGACTGGTAGGCTTAGGGCTGCTATATATAATATTGGTTTCAGGTACATATTTGTGGACTGCCATCAAATGGTTCTTTTGATTATACACTGGAATCCAGTAACAACCTAACGCACATCGCACTCCAGCTAGTCTGATTACTGTTGGCAGTAGCCCCTTCTTCATACCACATAGCTCAGTAGCATCTGCCTTGCTTAGTTTTGGTAAGCTGTCATACCACTTTCTGAGGTAGGAGAAAGCATTGCCCTTCTCGTGACACTTAAAACATTGAAACTGATGCGGTGCTTCTGCGTCTACTGATAGTGAATCAGATCCACAGAATGGGCACTCAGTCTTTATGTTGTTACTGTCTCCACTGTACGGTACTTGTAGGTGGTCTAGTAGTTTCAATTTACTTGCCTTCTTTCTTTATGTTTCTTTGGTATATGTTGTCTGATCTAAGACACCCACAGCTTTGTATACGTCCGTGCCGTAAGTCACCTGTAGATACTATTGTCTTTGTAGTGCAGGTACAAACACATCGCCATGCACGTACCTTACCAGTCTTACGTGGGAAGTGACCAGCAAACTCTATAACTGTTAGTCTTCCGAATGTCTGCCCCATAAGATCAAACATCTACTGCCACCCCATGTATGCTAAACGAGTTGATAAAGGTATGCCGTGGTAGCCATAAGGATCTGGATCTCTAGAGGTGTCGAGTACAACTCTATAGATACTGGGTACTTTTTCCTCTGTAACTACTTGCTCCTTTACAACTTCTGGTTCTTGCTTAGTCGTAGCTATAGCAGTCTCTAGTTCTTTTAGGTTCTTGATGAAGTCAGATGACAAGTTTCACCTCCTTAGTTTCATTCCACCGTCTAGTAGTTATCTCACATTCAACAGGAGCCAGCACGCCGTAGATGAGTGCAGCTTCTTCCATCAGTTGCTTTAGTCTCAGACCATGCTTCTTCGGGAACTTAGCTGGCATATCGAAGTCTAGCTCATCGTGTACTTGTAGGCACAGATGCCCTGCTGGATAGTTAGATGCTAGGTAGTCATCACATAGACGCATGGCACGTTTGACAATCTCTCCCTCACTGCCTTGGACGATGTAACAGACTGCCGCATGAGCCGCCTTCTCGTGTGTTGCTTTCCACTTAACTTCTTTCATCGGAACATCAAGTGGGTATCCTCCTAGTGTGCGTACAGGGTCACCATTCTTTAGTAGTTCTTTCTGGTATTGAATGAAGTCATGTGCGTTAGGGAACATAGCACAGACAGTGTCCCACAATCCAACCATACCTGCAGTTGACTCTATCTTCTTGGGAGATGCACCAAAGATAAAGCCGAAGTTGACATTCTTAGCGATACGCCTCTGTCCCTTAGTTGGTGTATCGAAGTCACTCAGCCCGAATATCTTTCTTGCAGTGTAGTCATGAGCGTCCCATCCTCTAGCGAATGCCTCAACCATATCTGTCTCGTCAGTGACAACAGCGAATATACGCAATTGAAGCTGTGAGTAATCGTTGCAAAGCCACCATCGGTCCCTACCGGGACCAAATACACTACGTAACGGTGGTGACTTCTCCAGCAGTGCAGTAATATCATCAAATTCATCCTCGAATGGGTTAGTAGCTTTGCTGACAGTTTGGAGTGGTGGGTTCTTAGCAGACATTCTAAGAGTGTCGGTGCCCACGATGAAGAAGCTAGGATGTACTGTACTGGTTATTCTGGAGTTGTCAAAGTTAGTAAGGTAGCCTAGCTTCTTCTCATACTTCTTGAGTGCCATCATCTTAGTGAGGAACTCATTGGCTTGCTGAGTGTTAGGATCTGTAGGGTTGAATGATCGTTTAATCTTAATTAGTGTTGCAGCATCTACGCTACCTAGCCCTGACTTAGTTTCTTTCTCTACTTCTAGTCGCATGTCCTCGAATAGGATCTTACGTAGCTTGCTGTCGGTGATGTCTTTAACTCGTGCTATTCTTTCTGTATGCTCTGTTAGCTTCTTGATCCACTGTGTGCAGGTTTCTATTGCCTCTTTCAGTTCTTGCTGATGGATGTTGATGCCGTGCATCTCCATCTTGTAGATGACATGTAGAATCTGGTTGTTGACTTCCAGATACGTCATTACATCTTCACCGTACGATTCTATTACCGACTGCATCAGACACTCAGCAAGATCGAATGTATTGACACAGTCGTCTTTCAAGTAAGTCTCTACTGAACTCTCGCACAGGTCATAGTCAATACCGTAGTCTTCTACTTCTTTCCTTGTGAACTCTGATGCTACCTCGTAAGGCAACCACATATCAGACTTCCACCACTTAGGACTAGAGGATGAAGGTTTTAGTTGTGGTGTGTCTGGTCCTGCCAGTAGCCATTCTGGTCTACGCTTACGCACGAACATTCTACACTTATTGACTAGTGTATTCAGTGCGGTCTCGGATAGATAGTCTCTGTCAAGATACTGAGGTGTGAGTTCTTTAAGTCCTCTAGGATCAGTGTTGTGGTGTAGATGACTAAGGATAGTGGTGTCAACGATACGCTTCCAGAACTCTGGTTTAGTGGGTTCGTCTTTGTGGAATACCCCTGCCTCTACTAGAGCTTTGATATCGAATCCACTGTTGTGAATTGCTATCAGATCTTTAGACTCAAACATAGTGTGTATGTTTGTTGTGGTTTCTTCTCCGTAGTTTACATAGCGTCTACGTGTCTCAGGGTTGATACCTCTGTAGAACATTGAGAAGTCTTCACCATTGTAGATACCGATAGCATATGTTTGGCAACCATGAGTGAAGTAAAGTCCTGTTGTTTCTGTGTCTATTGAGTACATGATCTTTCCTTAATGAAGAAACCTACCAGTGAGTTATCTGGTAGGTTATTAGGACCACTAGGATTCGAACCCAGTTCAATGAACTTTCTGATGAGTTCACCGCTTTACCATTAAGCTACAGCCCCACACACATTGCCGTGTATCCAAGTACTAGTTAGCTGGTGGTGAGAGTGCTGAGAATGGAACAATAATCTTCTTTGTTCCGTCCTTGACAGTACACTTCATCTCAGGATCATTAGCAGACAGTACTTCTACTTCCTTGCCCTTGTAGAGCATTGCGTACCCTACCCACGCTGAAGGAACATTGGTATCCTCTACTTCTTCCTCTTCCTCTACTTCTTCTGCAGTTTCATCTTCCCATTCGTCTACTTCTTCTGGTGCTTCAGTAGCGACTTCTTCTACTTCTTCAGTGCCTTCCTCGACGTAGTCAGTTGCTTCAATCTCTTCTGCAGCATTAGCAACGCCTACTACGTTGATGAACTTACTTCCCGGCTTCTTGCCTGACTTGACACGTAGAGTGATAGCGTCCTTAGAAGAGATGATGCTGCCGATAGCCTTATCGAGTTCAGAATCATCTTCTACGTCAGTGCTTACACCAAGTAGCTGGATAGTCTCAAAGAATCGATTCTGTACTTCCTGTACTGTCTCACGATCAGTAGTCTTGAATGAGTAGAAGATAACCATCTTCTGACCACAATACTCTCCGTCATCGATACATCGGAACTCAAGTACTGCACCGAGTGATCCGTCCTTAGTGTAGTGGCTGAGACGTGAGAGGTTAGAAGTATAGTCCCCGTCTGGTCCATCAAACTCACGTACTGCTACAACTTTCTTAGCCTTAGCCATGTTCTTAGCTAGTGCTGACTGCTTCTTCATTGCTGCAAATACTGATTCAGTAGGTGGAGCATTAGAAGGTTTTGCTGCTGGTTTAGGAGGTGCCATAATAAACTTACCTTTGAAATGAAATTAAATTGACAATTGACTCTAACAACTAAGCCTTATCTGCTCGTTCTACTGCAGCTTTATCTGAGTACTCTAAATTTTTATATCTTACTGCAAGTTTCTCCATATTCTGTTTTAGTGTTTCTTCACGAGTGATACCTAGTTTAGATCTTAGAGCTTCCATGTAGAACTCAAGATCTCCTAACTCTTCAATTACATTGATAACGTCAATTAGTTTGTCGTAGAATATAAACTTCTTGACTGCATCGAGTAACTCCCCTGCTTCGCCACTAACACCAACTGCTGCGTGACAGATGTCACATTTAATTGGTGTTAGCGAGTCTAGTACTTCTTGTCCCGGCTTGAGTAGGGCAGCTACCATCATCATGTGGTCTAGCTCTACTGATGGTGTGACTCTAACATCTACTGTCATGTCTTCAAATGATGCCATTATTTAATCTTTACTTGAGTGATTAAGTTATTGTATGTCTCTTTTGCAGACATTCCACAAAAGACAGGGTCTTGTAGGTTATCCCAGTTCTTAGCACTGTACCAAGTCTCATTGGTTAGTCCAATGAATCGTTCATTGCTCTTTACTGTTCTCTTTTTAGTTGCCTTGTCTGTCTCAAATTCTGGTTGCTTGCCAAGGTACAGTAGGTACTGCAATGACTTAGAAGTAGAGTTTAAGATACGGTCAGCCAGATCAGGTTGGTATTTCTGATAGTCAGGACCATTAGGGTTCTTGATAGTTACTGTCTTACAGTGTGCGAGCAGTACCACATTGTATCCAACTTCAATACACGATAGACATGCTGGAATGAACTCACTACTCCAATATGCCTCTGCTCTGCGTGGTCCTGAAGCCCATGCGTTCCATTCGTCCTGTGAGCGTCCTTTCATATCGCCCTTAAATTCCACACTAGCACAGTGCTGTTCGTTGATCTTTTCAAATCCCGATAGCGTATCGATTACAACTGTACGACGATCATGCCCACCAGCAGCAACTGCTTTAAGTGTTTCAATACACTTGTTGTATGCTGGATGACCAACGCCATCAGGTATGTCGTCGGTGTTGTATAGTTCTTCCAGTCGTACTACTGGAATGTCTTGATCAGCTACACCAGCATTCTTAGCTGAGTCAATACCAGTCTCTCCGTGAGTGATGATAAAGATAGGTGCAGGAAACTGTGCTGCTAGTGTAGTCTTACCTTCTCCCGGCTCGCCAAACATCATAATAAACTTACCAGTGTCGGGTATGCTAGTATTAGCAAACTTGAATGGTGATGACTTTGGTGGTAACTTCTGAGGAATGATATGAGTTGCTGTAGGTTGTGATGGTCTTTTCTTCATCTCTTTGTCTTTCTTAATCCGAGTGTTGAACCTGTCATTGCATAGTTCCTAAATGATTCGTCTCTTCCTTCTACGTAAGGGTTAAACAGTCCGTAAGGTGTCATCATGTGTAGAGAGTTGTACTGAGGTTGTCTGATACCATTGTACTCTAGTCGATAAGTATCTTCGCCTACCATGTAATCGTACCAGTCCAGGAACTGATCTAGCTTAGGGTACAGGCATACGCAAAGGAATCTTTGAAACCTCTCCATGTTAGGTCTAGCAATGAACTGGTAGAAGTGACTATCAGCATTCTCTACGACGTAAGTAATAGTACGCTTTAGGAATGTGTCTTTAGTCTCAGTATCCCTCTTCTTAGGTCCACGGTATGCAAAGCCGCTAGGTCTACGTGAGTGTTGATACCACAAGATATCAGGTAGCTTACCGTACTTATGGTAGTACAATAACAAGTAGAAGTTGAACTGAAGATCCATATCTATCTCAGATGCGATCTTTTCTGTATTCCAGTCAGATCTGCACTTATGTTCAAAGACATTGTCGTCACCGCTACCGTCAAGGTAACCTGCTAGGGTTATATCTCTGCCTGACGGTAATGTAACTGTAGTCTTAATTCTTTCTTCAGCACGAGTGATATCGTAGTCATCAAAGTGCTTGCTGTAGATTGAGATGAATAGTCTAGTCTGAGCGTAGGCTAGTTCTGTCCACCAACCGATGTCATCCCATTCATCGTGTTTAGCAATCTCTCTCTTGTACTGAGCATCGATACAGTCTGCCATCCCTTGATCGGTTCTGGTCTTTATCCATCCTTCTATACCAGCACCTATGAGTGATCCGTACCCCATATCTTTATTCCAAGGGATGACTGGTTCTAGTCCTTGGAAGTACTTGAGTTCGAATGCTACAGGGTTAACCCAGAAGAGTGATAGTGCCGATACTGATAGTCCTTTCTCAGCAGGATTCCATATAGTCTTTACAACCATAGAGCTTGTCTTCCATATTCTGCTATTAGCAGTGAGTCTGCATTAGCGTGAGTGATTTTGATAGTAGGCCAGAGTCTTTGTGCTGCAGCTTTAGATACGTTCTTGTCGCCCTTAGTTAGGCATTTCATTCCTGATTGCCACTTCTGAGGTGTTACAAACTTAAATGGTATCTGTGACGCAGTTAGTAACCCAATGAGGAATCCGTAGTTCTTTCCGAAGGTGAATGAACTAGTTACCCCTTGTTTGGGCATTGAATGGACCTGTTCGATAGTAGCCACTGCTGATAAGATATCAGTAGTGTCATTCAACCAAGTCCATATGTCGTGTTCAGTCTCGGATAGCTTACACACACTGATGACTTTTCTATGGTCATCTAGTATGCTGATGCCGCCTGACTGTCCCGGATCAATCCCCAAGTACTGCATCACTGTACTCCATTACTGAATCGATACCATGATTGAATTTCAACTCAAGCTGTAGATAGTGTACGGCTTTCTTTAGGTCTTCTACTGCTGATCCTTTCCTGCTATTGCGAGTGATATACTTGATAGCGTTACCCTCAAAGAAGTTAAGATCGTTAGCATGGATGTATTCAATTGGCTGTATGGTGCCTTGCTGGTAGTGAGTTCCACCCTGCTGTGCGTTTAGACAAGATTTAGTAGTGTCGTCTTCTTCAAATCCTAGCATTGGGGGCTTTCTGAGGTTAGAGTTAGAAAAGCAGCTACCTGTGTAGGATTCGAACCTACGTTTCACACGAAGTATTAGCTAGGTGTGTCAACTATCCATCTGTTGTAACAGGTAGTAATGACGGTTACGGGCGTCCGTCGCTGTCAAGTTGGCACTCAATCAACTTGTGCCATCACTGTCGTGGAGAAAGACTAAGCCACTAGAATGATGCAGCCGATAGCGAACATTACTTGCCACTGCCTACTGGAACAGCTTTACGCTTGATAATAGGCTTAGTTGCTACTTCGCTGTTAACAGCATTCTTAGCTGCTTTCGCGTCATTAGCAGCCTTAACAGCCTTACCTAATACAGACATAACACCCGGCTTCATAGGTGCCTTGGCCTTAGCCTCTTCTACTTCCTTGAGTGCTGCTTCCTTTTCCTTAGCTTTAGCTGCTGCTTCCTTAGCTTTGATAGCTTCCTTCTCAGCACGTTCATTTTCTTTCTGGATACGTGCTTCGTCTTTCTGGATCTGTGATTGCTGTTTAGCAATCTCAGCAGCTAGAGTATTATCAGCCTTTACCTGTGCTGCATACTCAAAACAGGCTTCATCGTATCCAGTTAGTAGTGGTGGGAAAGCAGTATACCCTTCTTGTTCTTTCTTCGTCAGTGCAATCTTAGCAGCAGTGGTCTTTTCACCGATGATGATTGCATTCACTGCTTTAACGAATGGCCCTACAATCTCAAGATCTCGGTCCTTACTTCCCGGTGTAGCGAACAACTTGTTCCAGTATGTTACTAGAGCATGTTCAGCAGTGCCGGGAGTTACCTTATTCTGAGCGATAGCCAGTACTGCATCTAGCAAGGTATCCATAGTATCCTTGTGCAGATCGCCATCGCTATCAAGTGATGCCATGTAGCATAGACCAGCGATATAAGGTACGCTAATCTTTAGCCCTCCCCCTTCTTCTTCGCTTGACGATAGTACTGCTGAGACGAACTTACATAGGTTCTTGTGGTCTTCTTTGATGAACTCCATCATCTCAGATACAATGAACTTAGGTGCTGAGCTAACAGTAGCACCACCACAACGCAACCAAACAAGTCTAGCAGCACCTGCCAGTGTATTACACCACTTGGCTTTACGACTGTTAGTATTGCACCATTCTTTTGGAATTACACTGTCTACAAACTCATCACGATAGATAACGTGTCCGTGCTTACGTGTCATTCCAAGGTCTACCGTATCGGCAGTATCCATAGGAACATTATATACTACGGCTACCGTTAGGTCTAACTGAGCTTCAGGGTAGTTATCTGGGTTCTTCTCGTAAGCTGTGATAGCCTCAATAAGACCGTGTAGTCGATGCTGCATTGAGATAGCAGACTCATCGTCTGTCTGGTCATCTATACCGAAGATGAATGGTTCTCCGTTTAGTCGCCACTTACCTCGTAGCATCTCATTACCGTATAGTCGGTACTGGGACTTACTTAGTGGACGGTTAGTATCATTGAAGTTGTCTAGTAATAGCTTGGCCTTCTCGATGCTGTTGACTTGGATAACACATGTCTTTAGCCTGCTATCTACTTTCAGTTTGTCTAGTACTGACTCTAGACTAGGCTTGTTGGGGGTTACGTCGCTCATCATTAATCCTTGGAGTGTGAATGAAAATAGCTGACTAGACAGATCCCATAAGTGACAGACGTTGCTTCAGGGTGCAACGAATACATCAGATAGGATCTGACTAGTCAGCTACAAATGGGGGGCGAGGTGTAATATAGTCGATACCAGGCGGACAGTCAAGTCTAAATTACTTTTGATATTTTCGATTTTTGATCTGTTATGGATTTTGGATTCTGGTATAATTATTGGAGTGAGGCAGTAAAGTACTGCTGAGTTAAAGACTTGAACGAAAGACAGAAGAATGACTACTAAGACTTGTGAAGCACTAATTGTTAACGCTACTGCAGGATCAGGCAAGACTACTACCATTGTTGACGGTCTGTCGTACTGCGTATCTAAGCGTAGTATTATGAGTGATCTAAGATACAAGCCTTCGGACGAACAGCTTGCTATTTGGGAATGGATGAAGGAACGAATCGATGGCAGTAAGGATGTTGTGTTTCTTGCATTCAATAAGAGTATCGCTGAGGAACTAAGTGAGCGTATTACTCACGGTACTGCAAGTACTATTCACGCACTTGGCTTCAAGATTCTACGATCAGCAGGTGTTAAGTGTAACCGACCTGACGCATGGAAGACCGCTAATCTGTATCTACAGTATACTGACGTCAAGAACATCAAGGAACTAGACAAAGAAGGAAGAGACATTCTTGATGATGTCAAAGAACTAGTCAAGATGTGTAAGGATCAGTTGATGGTTGAATCAGATATTACTGCTGACTCACTAAAGATGATGTGCATGACACGCCAGTATGAACCATCTGCAGACTACACTGTATTGGCTCAATCAGTTAGTTGGATTATTAAAGAAGGAAGTAAGATCAAGACCGGGATCATGGCTAAGCCTATTGACATTGACTTCGATGATATGATCTATTTGCCAGCACGATACGGTTACAAGACTAACTTCGATATCATGTTGATTGACGAAGCACAAGACCTATCACACGGTAAGTTGCAGCTAATTCTAAATCAAGACTGCGATACTTATATCTTCATTGGTGATCCTAATCAGGCTATCTATGGATTTGCTGGTGCTGATACACAGTCATTTGCTAGTATTGAAGAGTCAATTGAGGATGTATCAGTTCTTCCACTGAGCTACACGTACCGTTGCGGTAAGGCTATTGTAGAGGAAGCTAAGAAGATTGTTGGTGACGCTATCAACTACGGTGCGACTAATCCTGAAGGGAAAGTGTTTACTGTAGCCGAAGAAGATATGGAACTAACTGAAGGAGATATGTTAGTTAGTCGAGTGAATGCCCCACTAATGTCAATTGCATGGAAGCTAGTTAAAGAACGAAAGAATGTCAAGGTTGTTGGTCGAGATATCGGTAAGGGACTAATCAAACTTATTAACAAGATCAGGGGTAAAGGAAAGAATAAGATCGATAACATTAGAGAGTTGGCAATGGCTATTGAAGCATGGCGTGGTAAGGAGATTGACAAGCTAACAGCTAAACTGTCAGATACAGATGCACAGCAGATCATTGTCAACGATCAGGCAGACTGCATTGTACAGATTGCTGATGAATGTGAGTCAATTGAAGAGATGACTACGTTCATTGATGGTCTTTTTGATGATAGCGACGTGAAGAAGTGTATTCGTCTATCATCGATTCATCGCAGTAAGGGACTAGAAGCGAGTAAGGTATTCTTCTACAATCCCGGTAACGTGCCTCACCCAATGGCAAAGAGTGAGGAAGCTAAGATTCAGGAGATGAATCTAAAGTTTGTTGCTATCACAAGAGCAATCAACGAACTGATTTACGTATCACCAAAAGATAGGAAGGCAACAAAGAAAGCCTAACACACATTAGATGTACTAGGCTTCTCAGACCCACTAGTCAACTATGGCTAGTGGGTTTTATTTATTTATAGTTCCGTGGTTTGGATGAAAACCGTACTCTACTTCAGCCAGTTTACGTACTGAAATAGCTTCATCTTTACGTATGTAACAACCTAAGTTTTTTCTTTTTCCTTGGTAGTTTATGTACGCAAGCCAGTACTGATGTTGTGGAACCCAAAACACTCCAGTACATCCAGACCTATTATCTTTTCGTTGCTTAGCATTACTGTTATTTACTTGAGAAGTGGCTTGTCTCAAGTTACACCATCGGTTGTCTATTCCATTACCATTTTCATGATCAATTTGATGTTCAGGCCAACTTCCGGTTACCAGTAACCATATTACTCGGTGTACTAAGTAGTTTTTACTATTGATACTAACTCTGTAGTATGCTTTTCCAGTTACTTTATTAGTAAACAAGCACCCTGCATTAGACCCTACTTTAACACTTCGAGTTTTTGGTATAGCCCATACCAATATTCCTGTGTCTTTATTGTACGAAAACATTGCTCTAACTTCTTCGGCTGTTAACATTTTACTCTCTCCAGCGGAATACAAATCAAATCAAACTGAGGGTCTGACCACGGTATTCGACTGTCAGTAATCTCCATTGAGTACCCTAGTTCGGTCAGCAATGATAACAACGCATCTGCAGACGTTCCAGCACGTTCCAGTGTGTACCTGTTGACTTCAATCAGTATTACAGGCCGGGAGTCTTCGATTAGCTTGATAGCCCCTTCCAGCACTTTGACTTCGTACCCTTCAACATCAATCTTCATGAAGTCAACATCTTCGAACTCGTAAGAGTCTAGTGTTGTTACGGGTACCTTAGTTTTAGACTTATCACTCGACAGATAAGCAGCACCTGAGTTATTTAGTTCTACTAGGGTCACTTTATCTTCAACATTAGATAGCCCTGTCTTGATTGGCAGTACTTGCGGTAAATATTTAGTATTGTGCTGCAGGCAAACATAAGCACGGGGATTTACTTCGAAGGCCACTACTGTACCGCCTGTACCTACCCACTCAGCGTAGGTTATGGTATGGTCCCCAATACTGGCTCCCACATCGATGACAGTTCCATTCAGTGGAATGTATTTTTTGAATGGGAGTAGCATATCTTCGGCTATTGATAACTTACCATGCTCTTGAACCCATGCTGAGATGTGAGTATCTTTTTCGATTACTGCTATGCCGTTAGGGAGTATCTTCAACGTACTGCTCCTGCTAGGAAGTTATTGATCTCTATTTGTATCTCAGGGGTTATACCTCCCCATGACCAGTACTGTTTAGCTACAGCATCAGGAATCCACACTTCAGTGTCTGATACACAGTATTGATCGTTCTCGTACTTGTCAATGAATGCACCTAACGCATTGAACTCACTGAAGTTACGAGTAGCCAGTTCAGCTAGATGATTGTAGGTGTGTGGGTATTTGTTTTTGAATGCAATTAATGATGATGTACGGTACATCCACGGTAGTCGTCGCATGTACTCGTACTCAACATCAAACCCCACAAACGAACTAGTGATAGGTCTCCATACTTCAGCACCTCCCAGATTACCATACCTAGTCTTTAACAAGATAGGCTTACCATCTCGCATAAAAGACTCTTGGTCAAACTGGGTATGGAAGATGCAATCAGAGTCTACGAATAGTGTATATTCAGACTCTATAAAAGCATCTGCATTTAGTTTCATCCATTGTTGCTGTATATAACCGTTCTCCCAATCCTCTACAGCAACTACTTCGTACAGACCTAGTGTGTCTAGTGATTTAACCTGCTCTAGGCAAGATCTATCAGCTACAATTACTACTTCCTTGTACCCAGTACCGTACTTCTCGATAGACTGTAGAGTGTAGGGCAACCACTTAACATCCTCTTTCCAAGTCTTAATGAAGATAGAATATGACACTAGAGGTTTGTTCTTTCTGTTATGTTGAGTATGAAAGTAGACGCTTCTTTTAAGGATAGGTTATAGTGTCTCTGTAGAAGGGAGACACCTATCTTAAAGTCTTCCTTATTCCAGTTCTGCTCGTGAGTCTCGTGAAATAGACTCAGGTGTTTACTAGTATGTAGTTGGTAGCCTTTACGCTGTAGGTGTATAGGCACCCAATAATCCCATGCAGGGCATCCCATAGTCATCCCAATATCATTCAGATCTTTAGCTATTTTGGGAGTGATTAAGAAAGCATCAATACCGTACTTCAGAAGGTTTAGAGATTTAGTCTTAGGATCTTCATCCCATCTAATTCCCATCTGCAGGTTGTCACCCTCTATTGGTCTCCAAACTTTATTAAATTCCGCTACTGTAGTTCTAACTTCGATGTCCGAGTTAAGTATCAGTATTGGACTATTTATAGCTTGATCTAGTATTGCACGAATTCTTACCAACTTAGGTCTATTGAATGCGTTACCTACTGAAGTGGTTTCTATAAAATTAACTTCCGGGTAGTCTTGCTGAAGAGTAGATGATTCTCCTTCGGACTGTATAGAGGTGACTTTACACCCTAGTGCCAGCCACGAGTTAATACACTTCTGCTGTCTTTCTTTACGTCGTGGACTTATTGAAGTACATATCCTCATCAGGGAATACCTGTTTGTCTAAGGGGAGTTTGTGATCGGCACAACGTAGACAATTACGCTTACCTGTGTTGTTGTCAGCATGACCGACAGAAGAGTACACTGCAATATGCTGTACGGGTGATGGATCTACACACCACATCTCCAACCCAATACCGTTCAGCACCCTGCCTATCAGGGTATCTACATTCTGTATTAGATATGGTTTTTCTTTCTTCTCTTGTAGTAACTTTAATTTCTGTCCTTCCGATAAGGTATTAGGAGCGATACCCGTCCATTCTTGACTAAGAGGATGATCCAGTATTTGGACTACTACATCTCTAGGGAACACCAAAGCACACGCACCCCACAAGCTGGATGTGATTAGTCTTTTTAACCCAAGTGGTTTTAACTCTCCAGATAGATTTTGCGAGTAGTGCTTTGCTGTGTACAGACTAATGAACCCAGTATTACCACTAGGCCACATTACTCTTTCTATGAACTGCTTGCTGTCTGGGTGGAATAACGAGTCATCCTGTGCTGATAGAATGTACTTAGCGTTACTCTCTAAGGCGGCACGCATAGACTTTAACCAGTTGTGCCATGCTCCTAGTCTTACTGAGTTATGAACAAATCTGTACCCCTCTACTGTCTGTGAGTCTGGTTCTGCGAATACTACAGGGTTCCAACCACAAGCAGTAATAGACGTCAGACAACTGCTTATAGTGGGATCTTTTCTAGGGGCAGTGGTGACGCAAACGAACCAATCTGTTAGCGGCATGGACTCACTTGGGGGTTAGAGACTTGCAGGAACTCAATAGTGAAGTATAGTGGGGTTTTCGTAAATGTAAAGGTCATGACGCTACTGTAATGGTTATTATTTTCTGTTACGCTTCCAGTTGGCGATATCATCCTGTTTTCTGCTCATGTACTGCGGGGTGTTGGCATGGCCCAGCAACTCAACAACGCCGTTTGGATTGCTCACATAGCCGATTCGATAACCAAGAGTGATCGCCCTGTGACATCGCCAAGCGTCTTCTTCAACGTGATAGATCCTACCATCATCTGCTAACGGAAACGGTCCAACTTTCTTCGCTACTGCGGCAGGCATTGCCATACAACCACCAGCTACATTTTGCACCCCTGTACAGTCACGGAATTCAATATCTGCGACTCTGGCAATCGGCACATTGATTGCCGCTGACATTAATAATTCACCAACTTCGCTTCCTCGATAGTCGATGCCACACACTCCGAGCTTCGGCACCCTATCAAACGCACATGCAATAAAATGCTGCCAGTTAAGAGACATAATCAGATCATCATCAACCGTGCAGTAAATGTCATGTGTCCCTAGTCGCAGCCTATCTACCATAGCTGCATTTATTGCGTGGCACTTACCCTTTGATCCATCGAGTACGTGAAATTCTGTCGGATACGTCAGGGACTTTTCAAGTAGATCGATTGTAGATTTAGCCACGTCTAAGCGATGCGTAGGGACGACTACCAAATACCGTAGCCCTAGTGTCCAGTGATTCCGCCAAGGTGTTGCCACGTCAGGAAACTGCACAGACGAATTCAGCCCACGCAGCACCGTAGTAGACGGCTTAGTATTAGCATCTGTTTCAATGTGGTCCATGTGTGGGTAAATCGCGTGCCAGTCGTAGCCTCTTGCTTCTGTGTCGTGCAGAATTAGTATGTCGGTAATGTCTCGCAGCTTCAAGTACTCAATCGGCCTGCGGTCCCCTGGAGCGTGGTCGATGAACGCCAGCCCGTATCGGCCCTCTGGATGCCAGTTGTCCCACGATTCGACGTATTGAAGCGAGTGCCAATCAGTTTTGTAATTGCTGAACCGATGCAGCCGCTCAGCATTACTTTCAAGTGTAAGCACTGTGCGGCCCTGTGCTGACGCGATTTCGTGAATTAGCGGCGTTGAATAGTCCCCACAACCAATCTCTACGATTGGCCCTGTCGTTCGCATCAGGTATTTGACCAGCATTCGCTGGTGTGTAGCGAATGGATTCATTTATTAGGTACCTCAAGACCTCGCGGTATGTTAGTACCAGTGTGAATTTGGTTCTGTTGCAGGACATGACGTAAGGTGGCTTGGTTCTGATGTTGTTCGTAGGTACCAGATGCAAGTCCTGTGGGTTCTATTGCTCGCTGTATTGCTCTGAGGTTAATTGGTATACGCTTAGCATCGATACCTTTTAGCTTTCTAGTTCTATACCTCGAAAGCGTACTAGTAGATGCTGCACCATGCCTAACCCAGATCCAAGACGGCAACCTACTAACTACTTTTGTTGGCCATGCCTCGTGATACTTCCAATGCCCTTCCTGATGTGGGTCTGTTTGTTTATCTGTCACTAGCGTTACGAATTGGATACCGGGCTTGTCTAAAAGGTAGGCAGTATTACGCCACCAAACATATCCAACCGGAAACATCATGTTCCATTCGCCGGACTCTGGTACTGCATTCCTTATTTCTCTACAGTAGCTACTACATATAACATCGTCATCGTCCATACGACTAACGATCTTACGCCCATCAGGTAATTGCCAGTCTTCTTTATATAGTTTCCATTCAGTTCTAAATAGAGGAACTACAACACACCCAGTAGATCGGTACGCTTCCAATCTTGCCTGTAAGTGCGGATCGTTGGGGTTCACTGCAATATGAACTGTCGGTCTGACCATCTGGAACGCTAAGGATGGTATTGATGTGTGGCGTGCAATGTTAAGTCGTAGCTCTGACAGTCTAGCGTCTGAGTATGCCGCTTGGACGATCATGATGTGAGGTATCATTGACCTTGCCTTTCAACATTCACCTTGTGAGTCTCTGGTGGTCTTCGTTTCACTGGCGGGCGAGCATTTTTAGTTGCTGGGTACTTTGGTGTGAAGACTTGTTCTTTCTCACATGTAGACGGGGTAGGAAACAAATCTATAAGGAATTGACGAACGCCGGGACACCATGCTGATGCTGTGTGATTAAACACTTTGGCCTTCTCAGTAAGTTGTTTTAACTCTTCTAGTCCTACCTTCTTTTGAATACGTCTGAAGAATGGGAATGGCGATATTGGCCTGCCTCGATAAGTATTCCCGTACAGAACTTCCCATAGCATGGTATTTTCATGAAGTTTGAACTCTTCGTAGATATGTTTGAGTTTGTCTTTCTCAACTGTATGCGGTAGGTGTGTCGCATAGTCGTGAACAGTGCGGCCTGCTGTCGACAGAGCAGACATTGTATTCTTCTTTCGTCGTTGCCAACTATTAGAGTCAGACCCAGACCATGTAGTTGCCCTTGGTGTTTCTAGTTCTTCTATTGTTACTGGTTTGATAAAATAGATATCATCCATCATCCAGACAAATTCGCTATCAATCTCACTATGTACCGCCATTGTCCACATCTTAGTAAGCATGTCCCGGAATGCTCTATTAGTTGTGTGCTTGCCTACTCTTGCCTGCGGTATGTAATGGCCTGTGTACCACGGTGGTTTATCTCCAATTACAGTTATCTTTGACTTACCTATGTAGTGCTGCTCAATAGATCGCACAGACCATCGTATCTCGTCGTCATTAGCTCCGCTATGCCAGTACGGATATACGAACTGCATCGTTTCAGTTTCTCTTCGTTTAACTTCACGACAACCACCACAGGGTTTCGCCGCAACGTGTATTTCTCCACGTCGGGCTTTAGCTACTAGCAGATCCATTGTCTGAGTAAAGTAGTCAGCAGGTCCGGTGCGTATTGGACGAGAATACCTACAAGTAGAACAGTACGTCTCGCTTATCGGACCTGCTGTTACCACGTAGTATGTGTTCAGGCAGTTGTGTTTGCCCTGAATTCCACATTCCTCCTGAAATATACACGTACGCATTGTTCTGACTATCCTGGGGTGATGACTGCACTACCAAAACCGCACGTTAGTTGAAATGGGTCTATATTAGCAACCCACGGCAGTGTAATAGTTGATGTTAGACAGTTGTGGGTAACACTGTTGGCATACCAGCTAACTGAGAACTGGTAACCATCGACATATGTGATTCTCCCGGTAGAAAGAGCAACCGTACCGGTTGACGTTACTTCTAGGTAAAATTTACATGAGGAACTTAACTGACGGTTATCACACCAAGTATAAGCTCCAGAATCAGTACATATAAATGGAGTTATAAACTGCACCTTAGCTTTTCGTGCAGCGTAGTACAGAACCCAGTACCCGCCGTGCGGGTAATATACACAATGGCAGAACTCTAACTGCTGCGTGGTGATAAGCATACCGCAATGGCAAATTGTACCGGGTTCGGGACTGCCGCTTATTGTAGCCGTTACAAACCTCGGTATCGCCTCACACCCAAAGTGATTGAGACAAACTGCAGGTATCAGTTCGTATGAATCGCTGGAGACAGACGCACTGGGCGTTGAATCGGATTCACTCGGTGGTGGCGTCGATTCACTCGTCGATCCGCTGTCAGACTGGCTTTGGCTCGCACTCGGTGCGGATTCGCTGGGATTAGATTCACTGAGGCTAGACTCTGAAGGTGGTTCTTCGCAGTGGCAACATCCCAGTAACATTATACACTCCCCGGATCTATACTTTCACCAGGCGGACAGTCAGCAGCGTACGGTTGCCACTCCCCACCAATCCACTCTACCTTAGCATAGACACCTTTGTCAATGCTGATGTTTTTGAATCTATTAACAACTGTGACTTCATCTAGGGACAGTCTTAAATCCCCATCTTCTTTGCGTCGTAAGATCCTAGCCTGTGCCGTGCTGGGATCTGTCTTAGTGTTTACAGCAGCTAACAGATCTTCTCTCATGATTACTTGAAGATGCTGACCACCACCACACCACATAGGTGCCCATTCGCGTACGATAAACCTAACTAGTAGAAGATCACCAATACCGGCACTGTTAGATGGTGATCTGTTAGTTATAGTTATCGGATCTACAGTCGAGACTACATTATTTAGGCTATTGGTGTTTTCAGGGTAGAATATAATCCTTGCATCGGCTTGAGTGTAGCCGGTTAAAGGGTTAGTTGCTACTCCTAAGTTTTCTAATAGTAGGCAGAAGTGCCAACCAAGATCAAACTTACCACTATGTCCCTGTAGGAAGTTAGTGGCCCTGTCATTACCGAGTACTCTCTTCTTGATTTCCCTAGCGTCTTCAGGGCGGAACACACCTACTGTTGTTGGGGTTTTCTTTGTTGTCATGGTATTGTTAGTTCTTTCTTACCTTGACCGGGATTTGAATCTGCAACAGCTTCTAAATTTATTGTTCTAGGATACCCATGAGCTACTAAAGCAAACATAGTTGCATCGAGTGCATCGTACTGTGCAGCAGTACCATCAGCCAGCAGTGGCCAAGGTTCTTGAGCGTACTCAGTAGGACTGATATTAATGGGAATTAGCTCACCAGCTACCAACTGAACAGTACTCATAGAGACTAGTTTATAGTCTCTAGCCCAACCACTAGGATTGTACTCGAAGCTGAGAGTAACTCGCACATAATGGTATACAGTTCTTGCTAATCCTTCACCATTAGATTCGTATTCTTCATTAGCGGTAAAGTTAATAAACTTAATTCTACCGGTACCTAGACCTAAAGCGTTACCACTATCGACTTTACCAACATGGTTATCAAAATCGTCATGGTCGAATGTAGTGTAGTCTATGTTGTAAGAGAAGTTATGTGTTTCGTGTGCCTCTTCAAAAGAGTAAGGTTCTGTTATAGGAAGTCCGTTAGCATGGATAATTGGCACATCCACTCCCGCTACCTGTACTGCACGTACATATGTCTGCTTTTGCACAATAGAAGTAGACATGTTCCATACTACAGGTCTGTCTACTGGGTCTATGAACTCTCTCTGGTCTTTTCTTTGTTTTGGATTATGGTTGTTACTGCCTCCGGCTGCTGCAAACCCACCGTTGAGTTCAGCAGTACTGAACACGGCGTACGTCAGTTCTACTGTCCAGAACACTCCAGCACCATCAACTTGTACCAGATCTCCAGCAGTACGTAGTACTAAGTTAGGGGCATCAGGATGTGGAGATAGATCGAAAGTAAATGATAGTCCTTTAGGATTGTAGCTTGAAGGACTTGCTGGGTGAGCAGGTAGTCCACTAATTACAGCTACCGTCCTGTCAGATGCGTATTCCATCTCGATCAGTACAGTTTCTGATAGAGATATATTACCCCACTCAGGTTTAGCCTTTTGCTTCTCGTGCAAGAAACCGTGTACTAGTTTTAATCCCATTACGTAACCTCCACAGTCATAGTACCGCCGCTGGCTAGTTGATCTCGTATAGCCTTTAGCAGATCAATCTGTTCTTGTAACTTTGTTTTGTCTTTACCTGCAGCTTCCATAATCTGCTTATTAGCTGAGGTGTAGGCTTCTGGTTCAGTAGCCATTCCAACTGCTCTAGTTATTTCTTCTGCTTTAGCTATCTGTTTTTCAAGATCTGTAGCTATAGCTTCCAGTTCCATGTTGAACAGATTATTCAAAACGTCATCAGGTATGGTTCCTGATGCTCCCATCTGTTCTCGTTTCATTGCCAGATCTAGTAGGGCACGTTCAGCTTCGTTTTCATCCCCTAATAGACTTGCTTTTTTCTGTCGAATAGTTAAAGATCTTAACTCAGAGTCAATTTGCTGTTGAGTCAGTACTCCTTCAATTCTAGCTTGCTCATCATTTGCGGCTCGTTCTTCTTCTTGTGCTTTCTTCCTCTGGTCCATCAGTTGGTTTAACTCTTGATGGTAGCTTTTTAGTTCCTCTCTTTTCTTTTTGTTCTCAATGGTATCTTCTTTGCTAAGAGCAGCTAGTTCTTCAGTTACTGCTTGTATCTGATCGAGAATTGCAGCTTCGTTCATTAGGTCAGGAAACATATTTAAGAACGCATTACCCCCACCAAGTAGGTCTGATAACCCTTGGGCACTCCCACTATCTTGCAGAACACTCACCTGTTCGTCATATGACAATCCTTCCAACATGGTCTGCATTTCTCCCTGCAGTGCAGCCATATCTTGTTCTAGCTGAGCTTTAGCCGCATCTCCCCCCATTGTTACGGCATTATCTAGAAACTCACTTTGCATCTTAGCGTACTCTTCACGCCACATAGCTTCTAGGTCAGTAGCTTGTTGGGGGTTATCTGCTGCTGCTGCACTAAGAGTGTCAACCATCCTACTGAAATCACCATCAGTTCCACCAGTAAATATCTTACTAAGAATACCTTGAGCCTTAGCTTTTAGTTCAGCTTCATCTCCAGATAATTCATTTTGTAGTTTAGCTATCTTAGAAACGGTATCTTTCATTCGATCCAGTATAGCGTCTGGATCTTTCATACCTTTGATATCACGACCTGTCTCTTCACGATTAAGTTGTAATGCTACTTCGTCAGTTGCTAATCTAGCGGTACGTATAAGGGCTTTAAGACTTTCCTCCCACTTGCGAGTAGCCTTCTCAGCGTCTTCTGTACCAGTTATATAACTGTAGATAGCAGGTATAGCTGCTCCGGCAAGTACCATACCAATAGACACTAACGGTGCTGCAATAGCTGCTGCTGCTGTGCCAAGACTTCTTACTGCTTGACCTACGTTGTTACTAGCAGCACGAGTAGCAGCAGAGAATCCTTCCATACCGAAACCAGTAATTGACAATACAGTGACAAAGTCTTCAAGACCTGTTACAGTATTTCCTATCGCATACGCCATATTGTTGGCACCACCTGCCATTGATCGTTGACGACGTTCAATGTTAGCCAGACCTTGTGCATACTGTTCGTTGGTTATATCTCCAGCCTCTAAGTGGGCACGTAGTTCATCAGTAGTGCGGGCAAATCTTTGAGTAGCGTCTTCTAACGAATTCAGTAGGTTAATAGCTTGCTGTCTGGTAGCGTTAGCTTGCTTGTCTGCGAGTTCGGTAGCGGCAATAGATGCTGCAGCTTTACGTTGAGTGGAGTCAATAGCAGCATCAACGAATGCTTGCTTCTGAGCTTTAATAGAGTCTACTCTGTCTTTGTACTCTTTATGGAATGCTGCAGTTCTTTTAGCTATATCAGCCTGTTCTCTAGCTAGTTGTTTATCAGCAGCTTCTTGCTTAGCTGCAGCAATCTTGGCCTCATTAGCTACTGTTTCTGCATATTCTTTTTTAGCAGCATCGGAACGAAGTCTAGCACCATCCGTATCAATTTCACCACCTAGTAGCTGTCTGTTTACTTCAGCTAACTTCTTGAACATTTTCTCACGACTAGATAGTAGGTCTTCTTCTAGTCGTTCAGTTTCTTTAGCTGCTCGTTTTTTACTATTCAGTATTGCTTCTTCGGCAGCTAGTTGGTCTGCTACGTTCTTTTTGAACGTAGCAGCCATATCATCGCCGGGCATATTATTAGCTTCAAATTGATTGTGCTGAAGTGCTACAATCTTACGATATCTTTCTTCTATCTCAGCTAGTATCGCTAACTGTGCCTCTGCTGAGAGGTTGAGCTTGTTTGTTAAAGCAATAGCCTTCTCTATCTCTAAGTTTCGTTGTATCTCAGGATCGTACTTACCCTCGACTGCCATCTGTTCGTGACGTAGAGAGTCCGCACCAGTACCCTTAGCCGCTTTAGTGTTGATGGTATTAATGAAGTCGTTGAGTCTGCTCAGTCTGTCTTGTACTTCACCGTCACCTGCCATGTCAATAGCAAGTTGAATGACCATTGCATCACTGGCTATCTTAGTCATTACTGTTCGCTTTCATCGCACTAGCAATACTCATGAAAGCATTGCGGATACTTTTAGTTGATTCTATAACTGCAATTCTAACAGAACTGCTGAATAATGCCATTCGCTTCACTACAGCAACTGTTATGTTCTTCTGTCTTGTCTTTACATTGACATAGAACGAATGGTGCAAAGCCATAATGTCATCGATCCCACCCCAAGAGCAATGTTCCCAAAACAGTTTCTGTTTGTTGAACTCGCCCAAAGGTAGGGATTCGATTTCGTTTGATGGTTTACCCCATCTAGTAGAAAGGAACATAATGAAGTATTCATCAGTTCCCGGCACTAATCTTTTTTTTCGTCATCTACTTTCTTCTTAGTGATGAAGCACAACTCGTCAATCTTATTGAACACTTCATCAATAACATCACGAGGATAAGTAAACTGGAACTCACTGATGATAGAGATAAACTCTGCAGCAGTGGCATTAGTGAACGCATCACGAATTGTGTAGTACGGGCCTACACCCAACAGTCCTGCAATACTAGAGACTACTGGGTTGTATGCTCCTACAGTTTCTTGCTTAGTATGAAGACAAGCAAGAATGAAGATAGTAGAGTAGTCAAGCATTACGAACCTAGATTCTAGGTTCTTTACTTCTTCTACTCTATTCTGGATCAGCTTCAACATACCTGCTGGTGGTTCAATGACTGCGTAATCATTACCGATATCTTGAACAATTGGGGGACGAATCACAAATACTTCCTTAGACTAGGGGTTAGAAACTGGGGGTTATTCAAATTAAGTTGCGTTAGTGATAGTCCAGTCAGACGCCAACTTGAATGTCATTGTAGCACGACTACGGGCATTATCGCCTTCAGTTAGTGCTTCTGTGTGAGGTACTAGATCAGTAGCAAACGATGGCATGGTAAACTTAGGACCAGTAGTCTCGCCTGCCTCTGCTGGGAAGTCAACACGCATGCTCTTAGTTTGCGTCTGACGGAACCATGAGTTGACAACATCGGATGTTGATGGGTCGTAGTCAACATCAAATGATAGTGTGCCTAGATCGATAAACTTACCGGCACGGAAAGTATGAACGATGTTGCCCCAACCGTCTACTGATGCTTCAGTGCAGGTAGTTTTAATACCTTGACGTTTGAATCCAGACCACGATACGTTACCTACAACGCAGACATAAGCTGAGTTCTGGTTATCTTCTACACTACCGTCAGCGTCAGTATCGACGTTGGGACGGAACACTCTAATCCTACTGGCATCGCGTACGGGCATTGCATTACTCCACTACTGAAACTGAGGAATCAAAAACTAATACTGTTGCTGATAGTTCAGCATTGGATTGTGCGGTTTTAGGTATAGGAAACTCATCAGTACTTAACCACACTAAGTACCTAATGAATCCGTCAGTCAATTGTGTTGACTTTAGTGGTTTTCGTTTACCACTAGCTTTGGGTTGCAGCACATCTAGTATAGTTGCTTCTATAGCATTCCTGACTGACATAGTACTGCCATATACAGTCACAGTTAGTTTGAAGTTAAGTACTATGGATGAACCGGCATACTCAATTCCTTCCGTGCAGTGCATAGGGTTAGAGGTTTCGCAGTCCCAACATACGAATCCATTCTTGTTCTTAACTAGATCGAAGCTAGGAACCTGATCTACGTAGTAAGCTGGGACAGTTAAATTACTAAGTAGTCCGTGTATCATCTTAGCTATTTTATTTGAGAACATTCTTGTACTTTCTCATTAGTTCTCTTCTGATGACCGGCATTACTAGATTTTTAAGCCGCTCTTCAAATGTCTTCTGCAATGAATCTTGTAGGGCTGTTCTTAGCTTATCAATGAACTTATAACCCGGTACCGCTGATCCATGCCTGTGAACAAATCCGTTATCAATAAGATGGAAGTATCTCTTAGGCATTCGCTTGAAAGACTTACCTCTTAGTGCTTTAATTCTACCAGCATCACGATAACGAGAGAACACTTTTTTAGTCTTTGTTGTCTGCTTCTTATTCATCCTAGTCTGCGTACCATACAGACCAGCACCTCGCAGTTTCCTGCCACGACGTTTCTTAGTTACTTGACCGTGGGGTGCTGTAGCTGTATGCACTTCGAAGTGCGACTTGTCAACGCCGATAGCTAAGTAGAAACTATTTGGGTTCTTCTTAGATCTACCGTACTTTATGGTTACTGCTCTTTCAGTAGCACCAGTTGACTGTTCTTCTCCTGCTAGACTAGCTTTAAGGATCTGTTTTAGTATCGCAACTCCGGGTCTGCCAGCAGCCCTCAATGCCTCTCTGATAGCGATACCAACAGACTGGTTATCCATCATCTGTAGGTCAGGTTCAAGAAACTTAGGTACTGTTAGTTTTACTTTCAGCCCTATAATTGGTAACTTGTACTTAGCCATTAGATTAGGGTGCCTGGCATCTCTTGACTAGTATTTATCGTTACGTTATCAACAATTGATATCTGTACGATCTTTCTGTCACCCATAGGATCAGTTGCATCACCTTGTACCGCATATACTTTGCTGAGGGATGGAATAAAGCAGTACATCCCGTGGGTCACATTAGACAGAGTTTTAGTCCACGTACCAACTAGTAATGACTCTTGTTCGTTGATTGATCTGTCACCCTCTTTGACTTCTTTAGGTGATCTTGGTTTTTCTTTAGAGAACACACCTTTCGCATGTAGACTAAACTTTTGACTAAGCTGTCCCATACTATCGATGGTGGGTTCTGATAGCGTTGTTTCACTGCATGTATAGAACTTGCATACGTATCGCTTGTTACATCGTTTAATCATTTAGGCGACACCTTATTCCAGTCGTCTGTAATGTATCTGTTAGCACGGTCATTGTTTAACCATGCTAAGTTACGATGATGTTTGTATGCCTCTGGTATTGGAGCGTCTATGCCTCTAAACTCGAAGTTATACGATACCAGTAGCTTCAATGCTCTTACGGTAGACTTAGGTACTTTAGCGTAGCTGGTGTACCCCGGTGTGTATGTGATTGTGATAGGATATGGGTCTTCTGAGCAATCGTTAACCATATCCATCCAAGTATCAGAGTACAGTCTAATCGGTTCACCATCGTATTTTGTGAAGTCGGTAAACTGTACTGTTGCTGCATCGGTATCAGTGTAGGCAATTGCCACAGTAGCTGCTACACCTAGCGGTAAGAATACCAATCTATCGTAGTCGGTGAATGCCTCTACCGGCACTAGTAGCTTTACCTGTTTAGGTAGAATGAATCTCCATTGTTCTTGTTCGCAAGCAGAGATAGCCTCTTCCAGTAATTCATTCACTGAGAGAGGCATATCTTCCGAAGGGGTGTCGGCGTCCATACCGAGATACTTAGTTAGACTGCGAATGAAGTCCGTGTCAAACAATGTCGTTAGTGCAGCTTCAGAAGTTCTGTCGATGACTAGAGGCATTAGAGTCTAACCTTGTATATAAAAGACTGTACCAGTAACCCCCATGAAAACTGATACAGTCTCCATAGCCGAAGCCATGTACTAAGTAAGAGCCGTTACTGCTGATGGGGTCAAGCCTACTCGTTCGTGGAATGGGATAGCTACTACAGTTGACTTGATAGTGTCAGCGTTAGCACCATCGATCTTCAACACTAGTGCTTTGAAGCCAGCTACGCCCAATCCTGCTACTTCAGCAGCTTCTCCGATATCTTCAGCATCAATCTGGAGTACACCAGTTGTTGACGTTGAGATAAGAGTCAGAGTAGCAATTGCTACTAGAGTGCCGCTACCGTCTGCGTTAGGGGCACCGTACCAGATAACAGTTGTTGACCCTGCAAGTACTGCAGAAGCGATAACAACTGCGATAGACTGTACTTGTCCGAATGTAACAAGGTTCAGAGTTCGTAGCGTATCTGGTCCTGCAGTTAGCGTCGTAGACCCAAGAGGCTGGATGTACAGCTTGCTGCCCATTGAGTTCTTGTAAATACCTGCCATTATATCTTCCTTATTGATGTTTGAAAAGAAATAGGGCTAATCAAGTGATAGCCCAAATCACTAACCTGCCAGCCCGATTGACTTAACCAGCAGATGTATCAGTGTTAGTTAGTGTTACGAACGGTGAACGAGTTGTTACACCCTTCTTAGGTGTCAACACAGTCTTCCACCAAGGACGTGCATCGTTAGCTGTAACGAACTGGAATACTTCTTCGCGTTCGCTGAATCGAACATGCACACTGCGATTGAACTCAGTATACAGTTCGCCGTACAGTACTTCGCTGAAGTTAATACAAGACAACATGCTTGTAGACCACTCAGAGATATCATCTCCGTCCTGTCCTGAAGTAACGCCCGGAGCGTACTCAGTAAAGAACAGTGGCCGACCAAACAGAGTAGCCATAGTACCATCGCCACCCTCTACTGGAGAGAACAGCTTGATGAATCCAGCACCAGTACCTGCAGCAACGTACAAGGTAGCCAGCGTATCCATCAGGTCATGGTTAGCAATCCAGATAGCGTTTGAGTAGCCCCAAACACGCTTTGCCATCTTGATAACGTCCATACCACTTACGATAACATTGTCACGCTGGTTAGCAACACGGTCTACAGAAAGTAGTGCCAAGTTAGCAGCGTTCAGTACACCAAGTGGCATACCGTTACCGTTACCATTCAACAGTTCGTCAATTCGCTTGTCCACATTAGCAGCACCCATAGATGCTTCAATGAGTGCTGGAATTGAGATAGGCGAATCACGCATCAACTGCTTAGTAGCAGCAGCTTCACCAACAATTTCATTAGCTTCCAAAGCTATCATCTCGAATGTATCAAGTGACTTAGCTACGGTCGCTGCTTCTTTAGTACGGTATACACGAGTACCGCCTGTAACGCTAGTTGCGTGGTTTTTATCAACTCGTGCTGGGATTCGTACCGATCCTGAACCCATAGGGATACGGGTACAGCGTGGGGTGATAAAGTCTGCCTCTGGTGTAAGAGACAGGATACGGTCAATCATAGTATCAGGAATCAAGATACCAGCAGACTGCCAGTTACCACGACTGTACTCGTCACTACCTACAGCATTCACTACTGCGATAATACGAGGATCTGCTTTGTCAGGATTACGAGTAGCATTCATACACTCGCGTAGGAACTCGTTATCAGTCTTGAAACCGAAACGTGGATCTTTCTCGAATGCCGGTCGAGTAGTGATAGCACCACTGAAGCTACGCAAAGAGTTAGATACCTCTGTTAGGTTACTGCCGATAGTAGCATGTGCTGATCGGTCTACAAGACCCTGATCCGTAGTCTGATAGAAGTTGTTTACTTCGTCAAACTCCGTGATAGTGTTGTTCCACTTTTCACGGTCTTCTGCCGTCAGAGTTTCTTTGTTAGTAACTCGTGTTGAATACGAGTTCATAACAGACGTGAGACTTTCTCGCTTCTCACGAATCTCTTCTGGCTTCATTTTCTTGAAATCAATTGCATCTGGCATTATTTTCACCTTACTGAAATAAGAACGGAATTGTGTTGTGTTTTATTATGCTTTGCTTTTATACACGTTCAAGTAATTGTAACCCGAAACTAAGGTCTTGTCAATAGATTAGATAGGCCATTTAGTCCTGGCTTTTGTCATACTAGCAAGACTTCTCTGCATTAAATCAGAATAGTCTTCTTGAACATTAACTACTTCAGGAACGGCATTACGAATTGCTGAAGGAAGATAGTTACTCACGCCCATAGGAATAGAAGCCTTCCCATCACGAATAGAGTTACAGAATCCCTTTGCCACAGCATCCTTAGCGTTCAGGAATGTCTGCTTGTTCATCATCTCGTAGACATCATCAATATCTTGACCTGTTCGTTCTGCTGTGAGAACTGCTACAGAGTCTCTATTGACTTTCCATTGATTCAATGCTGACGAGAAAGACTCTTCTGAATCGTGGTAAGTATACATACCGGGATTGTGTGTCATTACAACACCTCCCGGCATGATCTGTCGATCTTCACCTGCCAGTAGAATCCAGCTTGCACAGGAGTATGCGTAACCATCTACAATAGTGGTTACTTTACCTTTGTACTCTCGCAGTACCTGATAGATTGACAAACCGTATCCTACTTCTCCACCCTTACTATTAATCCTGACTGTGATGTCACCAACCATATTTCGGATAGTTGTTAGGAACTGTTCAGACTCTACCGAGTCATCTTGTGGTTTTTCTTCTTCAGAGTAGTGTGAACTGTAAGTTTGAATGTAGTCGTAGATGTAGACAGTATTGTCCACTACATTCATCACCGTACACAGTTGCTTGCCAGTGCCTGACAGTTCAGGAACATGCTGATTAAGTACTAGTCTCAAGTTTCTCTCCTTTACATTCAGACACTAAAGTCATCCAAGTATTGCAGTTGATGTCTTCTACTAGATTGAAAGATGACATCTCTGAAAGTATATCGGACCAGTTAGTCATGTTTGATTCTACTAGTGGGTAGAACTTTTCTGTCTCCCATTCCGTCACACTAGAAGCGAGGTCTGCATCTTGATACTTCTCAGCTTTTTGATTACACACCTTAACTCGGTAGTCTTCTAGCCCCAGCACTACAGCATTGAAGGCATTCTTAGCAGTACGAATCTTTTTATCTTCGTTCTGTTGGTCTGGTGCCTTATTAGCACTATCCTTGACTAGATTAGAATCTGGACCTGCCGTAGGGCTTTGCTGAGACTTTAGACTAGCCATATCCTTTGGAGATATGTAATTCTCATTATCTAGTTTAGCCTTTGTGACCTGTTCAATAATAAGCTCGTTGGCAGTCTTTGCCTTCTCTTCAAGAGCCATACCATGCTGTACTGTCATCAGGTTGGTTGGTACATACAGTTGTCGATTTTGCTTATCTTTAGGGTCTACATGGATACCTATAAGTTTACCGATCTGCATTCTATTCAGTACACCAATTTCAAACAAGTTACGGATAGCTTGTGAGAATTCATTGATGACAGTACGGTATAAGTAGATACGCTCAAACTCGAAGCTGTACGATAGTCTAGAACTAACAGGCAACAGTTCATCACGTAGTTGATTACCGATGCGTGTGATGAATGGACCAATACCCCATTGGATGTAGTTATTTACTAGTTGCCCCATGTCTGCACTACCAGAACTACCACCCATGCGGGAGTGTAATAGTTCTGGTGGGACTGAGAACCATCTAGCAATATCTTCCACAGCAAATGCTTTAGTCTCGATGAACTGTAGCTGTCCTAGAGGAATTGTTATGTTAACAGGCTTCATACCACGGTCAAGTACTCTAGTCTTGAACGCCTCTTCAAGTGGTGCATTAGGATTGTTAGCGAAGAATCCCTCTAGGTCTTTAATAACATTCTGACCTAGTGCTTGATCTGTAGATAGGAATGTTTGGCTATTAGTTCCTTTCTCGTAGAACTTACTGCCATAGATTTCTGTGTTCTCTGCAAAGGAGAATGATCTCTGTGCATTCTCTACGATACCCACACCACGGTTATACTCAGCATCGAATATAGCACTCTTCAGGTGTACTATCTCGTCTCGGGTAACTAGCAGTGCTTTAGGGTTAGACACAGCAGTAAGAGAACCAGTCTCAATACGATAGACTAGTGTTCCCTTTGGTACAGTTCTTCCATCAAAGAACTTCTCACCACCATCAGCGTAGTAGATATTGCCTTTAGGTATTCTACTAGGATGGATGTAATGGATGTTGAATGTTCTGCCCTGACTGTCTAGTTCTCGCAGTGCATAGAAGTTACCATCAATCAGCAAGTCATTACTAATCATAGTCATCATATCGTCTGAGCTTAGGCTACGATTAGCGTATGCCAAGAAGATACGAATAGCTGGATGCTTACCTTCGATAGATGTGACCTTATTGGTAGCTTCTCCAGTAAGTGTATCGACTGCCATTACGTTTCGTGGCAGAGTAGACACTGAGGAAGAGTACAAGTTTAAGGCACAGAACACAGCACTAAGCTGCAGTCCTCGTTCGATAGTGCTGTAGTTCTTTTCCTTACGCATGAACCAAAATAGATCTCTCCCAGATAAGGCTGATGTGGTCGCATTGGTGACTATACGCTCAAGAGCGTTAATCATAGATTCGGTACCATCAGTATTAGGTTTCTTCTTTCCGAAGTTGAACCATGCCATTATACGCCCAATCCCGGTATAGAGTTAATCGTATTGTTGTCCGAGTAGATGTACCCGCCAATACCCATCAGTAGAGACACAATTCCGTCTACCTTGTCGCTACACTTAGCTTTATCAACTCTCATCTGATTTAGATTGTTTGATACTGCCATAGCGTTATTAATCATCCAGTTCATTACAGGGTTGTCACCATGAAAGAACTCTCCATTAGTAATCATGGTTTCTAGCTTACGGCAAGGTTCATTCATTGCACGAAAGCCTTGACCATAGGACGATGCTTTAACACCGTAGTTGCTCATAATTTCGTAGATGTAATTCATACCCCATTGGTCAAATGCTACATTCTGAATGTTGTTGAAATAAGTTGTAATACCGCCAGTACCGTCAGGACCAACTAGTGTGTTAGATATATCTATTTCGGATATCCTAGCTAGTGGTGTATTGTTGATGATTCCAGCTTTATACCATCGGTCGTAAGGTACTTGTTCTTCTCTTGACCGTCTATCAATAGATTCTGCTGGAACCCAGAACCACGGTATTACACAGCATTCTTCAGGAAAGAATAATGTAAATGCCGCTATGTCATTTGCTGAGGAATTATCATACCCACCCCAACATGGTGAGTACCTTAGTTTTTCTAGTTTGTCGAAGTACCATGTGTACCATGTTAGGCATTCCTTGATGTATGGATCGACAATACTTCTCTTGAACTCAGGTGTCCTAGCGATTGTATGCCACGAACTGAAGTCTGTTAGTTTCTGTTTAACTTCATCAACAGTTAGTAGTTTGTCTGCACTAGGCGAGCCGTTAGCCCATACCCACGAAGGAATCCATACTGTCTCAGTCTTAGTACGGATGTTAAGGTGTAGTCTGAGGAATCTATTTAGTTTGGATGGTGATGACTCGCATAGCTCTATCTGATCTCGGAAGTACTGAGGATAGATACTTACACCGAAGTTAGGATTAGCTTTACGCCAGATACTTTCATCCTTGTAGTCATCTGTCAATGCTGCTTCGTAGATTACCGGCAGGAATGTGTTGGCTGTTAGTTCGCCTTTAGCAATCTTCTTAGCTCTGTTGTGCAGTTCGTTGCATACTGATGGTCTGTCGAAATCTGATGTCGTCGTATACACGATCATAGGTTCTGGTCTAGCAGCAGTACCAGTAACCATTACGTCAATTAGTTCGCTATCCTTGTGTGCGTGTACTTCGTCAATGTATACGAAGTTAGGGGATAGACCGTGCTTAGTGTCAGCGATAGAAGACAATACCTTAAATGTATTGCCTGTCTTAGTCTCAAAGAACTTCTCGTGCTTCTTAACACGGTGGTTCATAAGACGGGTTATTAGATTTTGGTTCTTAGCTATGTTGTACTCTAGATGTCTAAAGTTAACACTCGCCTGCTCTAGATCTGCTGCACAACAGAAGTTCTGACTGCGTTGTTCCTTATCACAGAACACCATGTACAGTGATGGTATAACCCCAAATGCAGAAGTTTTGCCATTCTTACGAGGCACTAGAATAAATACTTCTCGGTATCTTCTAATATCTTCGGCTTTACTCTTCCAACAGAACATGTTGTAGAATACTGCCCATTGCCATCGTTCAGGTATGAATGGTAATCCTGCTAGTGTTCCTTCAGGATAGACACACTCGTTAATAACGAAGTGTGTTAACTTCTCAAACTCTTTTACATCAAAGTAGTAGTTGTCAGCGTTAGTGAATGGTGAATAGTCAGGTAGACTACTTAGTAGTGCTACCATGTCAGTCTTAACCCACTTGTATCCCACTACCTTATTTTTCTCTCGTAGAGGTACTGGAATTTCTTGTACGCTTTTACCACCTTTGAAGAACTTAGAGTATGACCTTGCATTGGGGGTTGCAGTGACCATAGGTATTAGGGATTCGATACGAATTTGAACGGTGTTGTTTTATAGGTTTTCTGTTCGTCGTCTGTTGTCCCAGAACTCGGACCTTCCCAGAAGAATTTCAGTCTGCCCTCATACGTGTATTCTGCTTTACCTAGTATAGTCTGAGATGATAGTAATGTCAACCACACATAGGTTTCTGCCCCACCGTCCACAAATTGACAAGTTCCGGTAACTTGAGCAGAGTCTCCCGATCTGAAAGCAGTGAAAGATATATCAGCATCGACAAAGTCTAGACTACCTAACTGAGTGATTGGATCACCATTAGAGTCAGTTACTGCAATCTTTATTCTACCAGTGCTAGAAGTGTAACTATCCCCGATTGTTAGTGTCTCGGGGAAGTTAGCAATAACTCCAGACTCTACAGTAATAGCAGCCAATTGGGTTAGAGATATATCTGTAATAGCAGTTAATATCTCAGTCTGTTTGGCTAGTGTTGCATCCCCACCGCCAGTTAGTGAGTCAATTACCAAAGACCCTTCCGGTAGAAATCCATCGTACAGTATATTAGCAGCGGATTCGACACCAGCACATACACGTACTGCTAGTGATCCTAGTCCAGTACGTGCCTCTGCCAGTGTAGCAGTGAAGACGCCAGTAGTGCCTGACTCAGTCATTAGATCGCCACCAGTATTTAGTAGCGTACCGTCAGACTTCCGTAGAAACAATGTTAGTGTTTCACCAGACAGATCTAGGGCATTTAGTTTTATTGATTCTGGCATATATGTTACTACTCTGTTTTGGTTTCTTCATTAGCCTTGTGAAGTTTACGAATCAGATCCAGTGCGGTCGCTTGTATTGCTGCAGACTCCTGCAAGCTCTTGTCGGAGGATAGAGCTTTTGCTCCTACTTCGCACAGTGTTACTAGGTTTTTTAGTTCTTCGGGGGTAAATAACATAACTACTCTCCTACTGTTGGTGGTGTCCACGCTGAATTTAATCCGGTCAGCGTTAAGCCGGAAGGTCCAATTGTATAATCAAATGCGGCGGTTTTATAGCGATCTGCCAGTACGTCCGGGTAGGCAAGTTCAATGAACTGTACTAGACCGGCTGCTGCTGTAAGGATCTGGATAGCGGTAGCTCCCAGTACATTCACGATTGACTGCATTTCCTCTACTGAGTAGCGACTGCCGTTACTGACGAACGTAGGTGCTTGTCCTTCGTCAATTCCCTTAACATCGTCAGATCCGCTTACTCCCCAGAAGTCCTCGTAGGCAGTCTTAAACTGTTCAAGGATGGTCACTTCAAGCTGATTGGAACGTAGTACCTTATTGGTAGCGTGCTCCAAAGCGTTAAATGTTGATGTTGGTACGTCAAATGGCATGGTCGGCTCCTATTAAACGAATGCTAGTGCTGCTCTGCGAGTAGTACCATCTGATCCACGATAGACCAGATTACCTGCAGTATTGGAAGTCATCTCGACAGAGAACTCACCGTTAGTTGCTAGTGTTACGGATGAGGGTGGTACTTCAATTACTTGACCTGCGAAGGCAGCAACACCAGCACTCGTAAACGACAACCAAGGGGCAATCGTAGTTGTACCGGCACTATAACCTCCGATAGTCAATCCTCTAAGAGTGCCTCCAGCACTCCCGTTCTCAGGGCCAATCTCGAAGTTGGCAGAGGCGACTGCTCTGACGTTTAGGCGTTCGTAGCTTGTCGTCGATGTGTATGTACCAAAAATCTTAGCGGTGACAGCGGATGTTCCGTTTCTAAAGCTGAACGAAGAGACACCATTGAACAACCAGTCTGTGCTGCTGGGAGCCATACTTCGTGCGCCCCACGACATGGTGCTGTTTTGCTCAAAAATCCATGTGTCAGGTCCGCTAGTGAATGACGTGTAACTCCCAAACTTGACAGTTCCATTTAAGAATGTTGTCCCACTTTCTACATGCAACGCATACGCATTAGTGATTGTCGCATTAGTACCAGCAACAGGTGACCCACTAATAGACAGAGTAGACGCCGTCGTGATCGTACTCGCACCTACGAATCTATAGGTCGGTGCTTGAATCCTCATAGCTCGTTGGGTCGTTAGTGCCCCTGTTGCGAACTGGACTGTACGTGCAAGGTTGAAGTTTACGTCTGTCGCTTCAGTTGAAAGTGTTAGAGTGGTGTGGGCGGCACCAGTGACAGTAAAGGCTGTTGGGGAACCAGTAGTTGAGATAGGTTGAGTTAATGTGATGGGTCCAGCGAACGTGGTTAAGAGGCTCTGACCGACTGTTATCACATCTACATACGTCTGTAGGGTAGTCCCGCTAGCTCCCACTGCACTGGTCTGGATAACAACTTTATTTTGTCCAGCCCCTCTGCCCTTGCCAGAACGTATCGTTACCTGCCCGCCCGGACCATCTGTGCCTCCACCGTCACCGCCCGATACAACAACTTGTCCTCCGTCTTTATACGTGACGGCAGTCGAAAGTGAGCTACCTGCTAACAAACTAAGTCCATTACCTAGATGGTTATCGTAAATATTATCAGCCGCTTTAACTGTAATACTTTGAACCGCTTGGGCTGTGGTTAGAGTAACACCTGATGTGCCAAGACCCGTGAAGGCTGTCCAGTAGTTTCCAGCATTAACGGCTCGCTCCCCAAGATACAATGAAGCGACCTTTATCCCCATAGAGCCATTGCCGGAATTAGTCTCAATGAATAGATTCTTTGTTGTTACTATCTGATCGTTATTAACGTCAGTTGTGCCGATGTTTAATACTTGGTTTGACCCAGCAACTATGTTCCCTGCAAACGTCGCTGCTCCGGCATTATTAAAAGTCAACCACGGCGTAATGCTAGCAGACTCAGTCGCGTACCCACCGATAGTCAACCCACGTAACGTACCACCAGCACTACCCTTCATTGGGCCGAACTCGAAGTTGGCCGATGCTACACCTCTGGCTTGCAGGGTTTCGAAGCTCGTAGAGCTTGTGTAGGTGTTGTAGACTCGAAGAGTCTGAGCGTTGGTGGAGTTGCGTTGAGCAAGAGTGCCTGCTGCATCTCTAACTAATACGGTATCAACGGTTCCATTAGCGTTGGTCCCACTGGTCCACCCGAAAATTTGAGATCCCCATAATTTTACACTGGCATTATCTATCCAAACCGCTATATCAAAGCCTGCTCGTAATAATCTTATTCTGCCGCTATCGCCGCCGTTAACGTATAAATCGTAAATCGTAGCTACACCAGAGACGGTCGTATTACCAGCGAAATAAGATGCTCCACTTTCTACTGCAAAAGCTAAACCGCTAGTAATAGTAGCATTCGTACCAGCAACCGGAGGACCGCTGATAGACAGCGTAGACGCTGTCGTGATAGTGCTTGCCCCGACAAACGAATAGGTGGGAGCTTGAATCCTCATAGCACGCTGAGTTGTCAATGCTCCAGTCGCAAACTGTTTCGTTGACGATAGGTTGAAATTAACCGACGTGGCTTCGGTTGAAGCCGTCTGTCCCGTGTGTGCTGCTGCGGTGAGTGTGAATTCAGTAATCGCACCCGATGTAGCTGCGATATTCGACATGGTGTATGAACCAGTGTCCATGTCCCAACTGCAGATATTTGCGGATGCATTTCGAAGATAAAGCCTCTTACCTGACGCACCCTTCACGTCAATATACATATCATTCCCAGACATGTATGCACCACCGTAAGTGCCCGGACCTCCTGAGTGATAGCCCCATCCCCACGTTCGAGTCCCAGCGGCCGCCATGATCGTACCCATGGTGTAGCCAGTCGAACTAACCGTTAATCCCGCCGTAAAAGTCCCAGCGGCGTTCCACGCTCCGATCACAGTGGCCCGTTCGGTTCCTCCAGCAGAACCTACCGCACTTCCAATTCGAAACTCATTACTAGCCCAGCTTAGTTGGCCAGTTTCGAAGCTAGTAGAGCTTGTGTAGGTGTTAAATACTCGAAGTGTTTGGGCGTTCGTACCGCTGCGAAAATCTAATACGTGTGAATTACCAGTGACTGGGAACATGAGGGTAATCAAAGTATTGCTGAACTCAGCACAGTATTGACCGTTAGCAGCCAGTCTTACCGTATTTGCACCGGCGTATAGCCCTGTGTCACTTCCGGCCAACCTAACACTGGGAGCGCCAAGTGATCCGGCTGGGAAATTCACGATGCTAGAAAATGTAGCTGCTCCTGCTGAGCTAATCGTCAACCTTGCCGCACGGTTAGCTTCAGTTGTTCCGGTAATGAATTGAAGCGATTGAGGAACTGTAAGGGAAGATACCGCCCCATCGCAAATCCCAAGAACCATTGCTGTGGTCTGAAATGCTGTTCCGTCATACCCACTAAATGTGAAGCTGCCAATGTAGTCAGCATTTGCTACAGCGGTTTTTGAAACTTCTGTGCCTTTAGACCTAACTAGCCCAAATGATGGACGAGCAGTAGATGTCGCATTATGTAGATATAATGACGATGTTATATCGGTCGAATCAGTATACCCAGAAATCGCATTATTAAAACGCTTCGCCCCTGCAATCGTCTGAGTACCAGTAGTAATCAGACCTCTTGCAGTAGCTGACGCATCTGGAATATTGAAGACTGATGTGCCGGGAGTTGTTGTCGAATCAATAGCGAAGTTAGTACCGGCGGTGCCTACTGTGAGTAGTTGAGCAGCAGTCGTATTGCCGTTGATAGAAGTGATACCGCCACCACCACCAGAAGCAGCGATTGAGTAAGGACTAGCGATAGTCCCACTTCCTGAGATAGTGACGTTAGTTCCGGCTGATATGAGTCCGGCTATAGTCGTCACAGTACCAGCATTGCCGGTTATGTTAGTTTGGTCGCCGCTGTTCGTTCCCGTCAATCCCAAATCGGTCTTAACCTGAGCAACAGTACGACTAGCCCATGCTCCTGCCTTTGACTGAATGAAGTTATCAGTTGTGGCAGTCAAACCAGCGATTGCGGTAAGGTCAGAATCAAGAGGTTGGTAGGTAGTCGCTGCAGTAGCTGACGTTAAGTAGTCACTCAGAGTGCCGTTCTGAGTAGATAACGTGCCAAGACCAGTAACCTTAGTGTTAGGGATACTAACAATCCATGATGGATTGGTGTAAGACCCTAGTAGAGAAACATAAAGTGCTGCAGCTTCTGCAGTTGTTGATACACTTAACAGCGACCTAACTTCACTAGCTGTTAGATCTCTAAGGGGTCCGGTTCCTACTGCAGTGCGTCCTGGCATACTAGCCGACGCAGCGTTACGAATCTTAGCTATATCGCGTAGTACTTTGGACCCCATGTATCAACTCCACATCACTAATAGTTTAGTTTTATTCTACTTCGTCATCACTCTTACGCTTGTCTTCTTTTTCCTGCAGTAGTCCTTCTACTTTACCTAACTTAGAAGCTACCCCAACTATATACGTATGGAGTCCGTCTACTTTAATATGTAAGCCTCGCCTATCTTCTTTGCAGTCTTTCAATTCAGAAGTAAAGGCTACCCACATTCTAGCCACAGCACCCGAAAGCAACGCACCCAAACCAGTTACCGCTGCAAGTACAGTTTCTGCACTGAGTTCCATTTCGAATATCCTACTTCGTATTATGGTCTAATGAATGAAGATTGTCAAGGTCAGTATCACTTAGACTATTTAAGTGAGAAATACTATATTTTCCCTTGTGTATACCCTCAGAGATTAAATGGTTTATTAGGCTTTGACGATTAGTATGGGAGTTGTTTGGTTTGCCGTTATACACATTTGGGTTGGTTGGTGCTTTCGGTTTATTTAACTCTTCTATTTTCTTTAGTATTTTTTCAGGTTCAATAGCACCTACTGCGAACTCATGAACTCTGATTTTGTTCCGGCAGATCCAAAACCTAGGAACGGAACCTTTGTAGTAGGTGGTGTTAGTGTCGGTATCTACTACAACAACTTTTATCCCACCGTTAGTTATCTTGTCTAGTTTGCCACTTTGTTTGTAGCTCTTACAAGGACCACACCAAGAGGCAGAGAACATAACAACATAGTAGCTGTGTTCTACTGGTTCTTTTGGTTGTACAAACTCGAATTCCCATTCGTCTGCATAACTTGCTGAGGTGAAGAGTAACATCCATGCCAGTATATACTTCATCGTTCCGTCTCTCTATGAAGCAAGTGCTGTAGATGGGAAGACTAAGTCGTCCGCCATCATCTTACTGCCCTGTAGTGTAAAGAATCCGAAGTCTCCGTAACCCTTCCATGAGTTTCTAGCTCTAACAGCTACGGTACCGTCTAACCATACTACATCGCAGTATGTGACTTCGTGTCCCCACCAGTTAAGTCCTGCTGCTCCCGGTTTTAGTCGAAGCAACATGCTAACCATTTGTTCTAGGTTGCGTGGGACACACTCAAACCATTCAACAGGCTTGTAGTTAAGTGCTACATCTCGTGTAGCCTGTGTATCATACTTCTTGTCGATAGCATTAGCGGGCCAGAGTTCTACAGGTGCAGCACCCCACTTGATAATGCCTTCCAGACCTTCTTTACCCCAACCACCGACATTGCGGTAGTTCTTGATCTTAGCACCAACAGATGCAGGGCTTAGAATTACTGTCTTCTGGTTAGCTATTAGTCTGGCAATTTCTACACAGTGAATTGGAGCATTAATCCAGCAGTAGTTAGTGTTAGACTGGTCTTTATGAGGTAGTTTAGCTTGGAAGATCTGGTCACTGATGCGACACTTCAGTTCTTGCTGTTCTTGAATACGTGCTTGCCATTCACTCTTGGGGATAAGCAAGTTGCTAGGGAATGGTGTAGCTAGTCCATCGTATTCGTAGTCTCTAGGACCACGCATTTCAAGTAGTAGCCCTTTGTAGTGGTCTACTCCCGGTACTGTATACTTCTGGGTTGATTCATCATCGTTAATGATGATCTCGTTCGGGTATAGCTGTGATGAGAACATTACTTACCGTCCTTTGCTTGCTGAAGATAAGCTAGAGTGTCCTTCAGGTTGGTTATGTACTTTGATCGTATCTCGGTATCAGTCACAATGTACATTGTGTTGTCTGCAGTACCTTTGGTTTTTACTGCATCCCACAGTTTACGCCATACTTCTGTTTCTGCAGCTACTCCAGTGGTGATTACAGTAGACCTATCCCATCGTCGCCATCCCGGTCTACCGTCAGGGTCTTCAGCACAGTTATCGTTCAGCCATTGAGTTAGTTCTGTAGAGTTAACAGTATTGAGAATTGATAGTGGTGCTGTTTCTTCGTAAAGAAACATTACACGTAGTCCAGTGGGAGGAATATCAGGAGTTACATCAGGAACTACGTCTGGTGGTGGATTGGGTGCGTGTCCCATCACCGTTAGTGTCTGACGTACTAACCCCTCTTCTGTAGTAACTCCCTGCTTATATAGGATTAGCTCTACAGTACCGGATTTCTTAGCTTTAATGGAATACAGCCACTTGTAATCTTCGCTGGTAGGGTATGTTCTTTCCTCATCTGGCGATCCACTACCATCAACAAACTTACCGATGAAGCTACGGCTAATCTTAGATACGTCATACTGTTTGACCTGTATTAGATTTAGTGGAGAGCCAGTGACTAGTAGTTGTTCTTTAGATTCGAATATGAACCATGTGTCTGACGGCAGGCTAGTGATTACTTCAGCTTGTGGTGTTGGTTTGGGTGGTGGGACAGGTACGATATCGACAACAGGCTGCACCAGCACTGGAGTCATCGGCAGTAGGATGTCAGGTAGTGTTGATATGGGTTTTACTTCGTCCCCATAACAATGAATACCTCTTACTGGGAGGCATACAGCTATCGTTAGCTGTAGTACGAATGCACTGAAGTAGAAAGCATTAGTTTTCATGGGGAATTCTTGTAGTCTAGATACAGAAAAAGCAACAGGCACCTTACGATGACTGTTGCTCTATGGTTTATTCAGTTTGGTCTACAGTTCGATACCCATCTGTCGGATATCAGCGTCTGTCGTGTTGAGATAGTCATTGATAACCTTCTCAGACATTTTAAGGTACTGCTCTCGTGATACCTTCTTGCGATTGATGCCGTCATTCTTTCGAAGTTGCTGCATCGTAGTTACTATTGCTAGTCGTGGGTGATCTTCTACCCATTCTCGCTTCTGTTCAGGTGTCTTAGCTTGCAGACAAGGTAGCTGAGATAGGATAGGCAGTACAATAGCGATGATAGTAGCTATACTCTCTACCCCATCGCCTTCACTTAGTCCTTCAGTTCGTGATACGACTGACTTGCAGTATTCGATTGTATTCATTTCTTTGATTTCCATGACCAGAGGGAGGTTATTAGTAACATGCCAATACCAATTACTGTTCCGGCTAGTTGTTCGTCAGTCCATCCTAGTGTTACTGCAATTCCAGCTAGTGCTGCTAGTAGGGTACGGATCTGACCTTGTAGCTTCTGATCCATAGCAGTTGCCTTGAGTGAAGAAACCCGCCAGAGCATTGCAGTATCGACTAACCTAGAAAGTTAATCTATTAGTCGGCAGTGTTAGCGGGTGTGTTACGGGATTTTCCGTCTCAGTAGTATGTGCAATTTGCACAATTGAGCAGCACGTCAGTTGCTGTCGTTGGGGTTAGTGTAATCTTGGAGTGAGGGTATGTCAAGACTGGGAAGTTGATAAATTTGAAATTGTTCAATATTGTTATCACTACTACTACGTAGTAGTAGTAGTGTTAGTACGTTGTTTGTTAGTAGTTTCCGTTAAGTAATAGTTTTTATTCTTCAGTCACTTCGTTCCTTCAGAATACAAAACTATTATTAACTACAACTACTAACAAACAACTCCTATTCCTTCGGAATGATTTGAGATTGTGGTTGTTATATTAATATTATATCCCCCGTACGCACACACGTACGCACGAGGGAAAATTCTCAATTAAAGAAATGATCGAATCGATTCAGATCATCCAACTTGTTTTGTTGTTCTGTACGTTTAGGTTTAGTGGTTTCTTCTAGTTTAGTAACTCTCTTATCCAGTTGTTCGATTAGCGTAACCATGTCATCCATAATACGTACTATGATCTCTTTTTGTTGTTGGTTCATTGACTCTATCCACAGTAAGTTATTGTGTGTACTGAACATTTACACAGTGTTCAGTGGGTTGTTCAGTGGTCTAATGGTCCGCATTGAGGTCTTGCTGAGGTCAGAAATGCCTCGCCACGTCGCACAGGATAGGGCAAGAAGCCCCTTGGACAGGTCAGGACGGGGTTTATATCGTCCTGACCGTGTCGAGCGTCCTTGACGGCAAGAATTTCATCAGATCAGCACTGACGAAAGAGTGTTAGTTGGTTAGTAGTAGCCTATTACAGCAAATCTTGTTGCTGGTGGGTTGTATGACCAATTGGACTTGTTATCGAATATTCTCTTGTTGTGTGGTTCTAGTTCTTCCACAGTGAAGATGATTATGGGGGATGTTAGTCTTTCTAGTGAGTGTTGTGACTCCTTTATTAGGTCATCGAGTTGAAGACGCTGCAGAATAGGATCTGCTGAGAGTGAGAATTTAGGATGCAAAGTAGTTGATTCCTTTCCTCTTAGAGTCCGTAGCTTGAGCTTCGATTGCTTGAGTCTTAATGTCTGGGTTGGTGACATAAACAGAGTCTCTAGGATCTAGTCCAAACTTCTCACACAGTTTGATGATAATGGCTTCAGTACGCTTCACTATGCTGAATAGTGGGTTCTCAACGTACCTAACAATGTGTTCACCAGTCTTATCCATGACGGGTGCTACTGGTCCTGATGCCTCTAGCATAGCTAGATACTCATTGTAGCTGACAATGTTGTCAACAAGCATCGTGATAGGCATGATATAGCTACTGCTCAGCAAAGACCTTGCGGCAAGGTCATTACAGATGTAGTTCCATGTGTCTAGCTTTAATGGATTGTCTATAATGCGGTCTGGTGGTGTCAATGATACTGTTTGTACGATGTTGTCTGCAGTGCGGGGTCTAGTATGGTCCTCTGCAAACATCTCTCGTTCAGCTTTTGATCTTCTTGTAGGTGCTGGCATTAGTAGTTGATACCTTACTGGACGTAGTACTTGATAATAGTTGCTGTGAGCCTACATTGGACCTGAGTTTGTGCTGCCATTGGATCGATTGTCTTTCTACTGTTGAGATAGGATGAGTTGATCTAGGTCCACTCCTAGACGGTCTGAATGCTATTGATCTTAATATGATCTTGTCAAGGCACAATTTGTGATTATTTTTGTGTCGTTTTGTTGGCGTCGGTCCCCGTGTAGGTACTCCGGCAATATATCACCTAGCCGATGGGGTATATACTTCAAATATATCACCCAGCCCCTGTACGTTCTTTAAAAATCACACACTGAGTAGGTGATAGTATACTCAGCATGACTACAGCACAGTAAATATTACAGCACAGTATATGTTACATGGGGTATGGTAGTGTGGTACGCTGTAGGCTATGCTGTAGGGTACACTGTAGGGTACACTGTACATCGACGATACCAAACAGAGTGTGGTATCGTAGTGTGGTTGATACACTACACTATAGGGTATGCTGTAGAGTGTACGCTGTAGGGTATGCTACTAACCACACTACAGTACAGCATGGTAGAGCGATGATGTATCAATGTGATACAGAGGGTATGTCCCATTGAGTACACATACCATCAAAAGTGTATTCAACGTGATACCGCTACATGGTGTGACACATTGTACCTGTTGAAGCATACTATTCGTTCTTGCCCTATCCTATGCGATTCTAGACGGTGTGCGGATTGTCTCACTTTTTACCCTGTGTATCAATCTGATCTGCTATCTGTAGTCAATATGATTCTATGCTGTCATCTGAAATAATGCGTTACAGGTATTGCAGAGCATTTGCCGATACTGTCTACTGCTCACTCGGTTCTAGTGTTTAACAGTTAACGACAACCAACAGGAGTTCACCATGTTTCTAGTTTGTGTGGAATATGACGGTTCAGCATCACACTACGGTTACAGCGTTCAGGGGCTACGTTCTCAACCATTTGAAACTGTTGTTGCTGCGAAAATGGAACTAAACCGACGGTTGAATGCTGAACGTGAAATGCTAGAGAATGCTACTGAAATTGTCGGTTGGAATGGCCATTACTCATTCTCAGGGGTTGACCGTTTTGGCGATATCGTTCACGTTAAGGGTTGTGTTTTCCGATTACTTGACGTTGCATAAACGTCCTGGCATTGTGTAGAGTTGTTGTGGTGTTTTGGTTTGTTTCTTAGGTTAGTTCTGAAAGAGGGTGTATTATCATGGTTAACAATTTTGAGTGTATCTGCCGCTCTATCGAATCGGCTACTACTAGTGGGGATACTGTTAATCGGTTTAGATTGGTGTTAGTACTAATGCAGCGTATATTACATTCACACTCTGCATTAATGAATACAGTTAGAACTATTGAACAGAGAAATAAAAAGCAGAATAATCTCCCTACCACGTTACATTCAGAAGACTATTACCATACACGGGGTGGCGGCTGGGGACGCAATAGAAGTAGTGGCCACACTGTAGGCACACCGGGAAACCAATTACGTAAAATTGAGTTAGGTGATACCTGGAAGCAACGTGCCGAATACATGGCGGAGACTGTTAATCTGCAGTTTGGTTATAATGCAGACTTGGAAATACTAACGCAATATGCTAACCAGTTTGCTGAATATAGAAAGCAATTACTCGAACTAGTACCACGCAATATTGGTCAGCGTAGACTACAGAATCTATTGATGATATCACTTGTCAATAGTGGTTATGTCGGTAATCAGAACCCTTTACTGGGTTCTATTAATGGCCATTTTGCTAGTCGAATATGTTTGCCTGGTGTTATGTTCAAACTGGTTAAGCCGTTAACTGACGATAAGGGTCTAATTGGTAGGAAGTCGTTTAAGGACGGTGTTGATATCGTTACTAGTTCCACGTCTTGGCACATGCACACTAGACCGTTAAAAGATAGTAAGGAACGATATAACGGAAGATATTCAAAGCATGTACGCTGCTTAAATTTAACTCAGTTTGTGTCTAAGTCTAAGACGTATCAAAATAGACTTGGTTGGATTAAAGACATCAAAAACGTGGAATCTGCATTAGAATTATTGCCTCACGTTGATAACTGGAAAGAGCAATACAGTAGCACTAATAAACTGGCATACATTAACGCCGCTAACGTATCGCCCTACGTTAGAACCATAGTCTGCAGTCAATTGTTGTTAGTTGGTAGCATTAGACATCTCGAAACTGATATCCCTGTTTATAGTGGGGACTGTATAACATGGGGTACTAGTACTTCGGAGCAGTCAAAGTGTTACTTCTTAGGCAAAACAGGAAGCCACATTATTGATGGTAGCATCAGATCAATAGACTGGTATCACACTCCTATAACTTCCGCCATGTTGTTGAGTTGTACCGATGCTAATGCTACTGCATTAGAGCAGTTAACGATACGTTTAGGATATCGTAGACAACAGAATGAGACATTGCAGAACAGAAGAAAAGAGTTGGCTAATTATGCTCGTAAATTAGTGTGGTTAGAGTCTATCAACATGATGGATTCTAAGAACGCTGGAAACTGCTTGCCGGGTACTATTCAGTTTTGCAATCAGTTAGGTATTAATGTGCCTAGTAATTGGTCTAATGTTACTGTTGATGCCAGACAACTACTTAGGAAATGGAAAGCTAATAGCTATGGGGTAAACAGACTACTTTTGCCTGCTATTGATACTGCAGTTAATAGAGTTAAGAAAGAATTGCTTTCTGTTGTTGCATGTTATGTTCCGTCCCATGTTAAGTAGTATTACAGGAGTTTGTTATGCTCAAAAGAATTGCCTCACGTATGGTATACTGT